CTTTACACTTTAAAATTTCAGTTTTTTCTGGGTAAAAAAACTGTATCAACTTGGGTGAAAGTTCATGTTTTCGTCCACAGAAGTCTTTACAAAATCCATCTTTTCTCCCCATGATAGTTTCACATCTACAAAAACATTTTTGGAGAATGTAACGTCCACTCACAATAAACCAAACGTGATTTGAACCATGATTTCTTCTAAGATTTTCACAATATTTTGAATTTGTTGAAATGAGGTAAAGTTGTTTATGTTTAAAAATTTTAGTGACACTGGCATTTCCCTGACCCTCTAAATATTTCTGAATAAACTCTTCGACCACCACTTTCATTTCATTGTCATGGATTTCATCCTTTGTCTGATCTTTCGTAAAGGTTCCTTCTTTGATGACATTCGAAGGTGACTGAACTACGTGCGTTTGGGGTGCATCCGTTCGCACTGCGGACATTTTTAAAATTTCTAAATCTGGTTTCTGATCAATTTTTAGTATTCCACTTAGTGGACCGTGTTTATATATAAAAATGGGAAGATATGCCAATTGGGTTTCACCCTTTGATAGTTTATGTGACCAAATCATACGAAATCCACTTCCCTTTGTTCCTCGCTGTGCATCACCATAAACTGCACCATCCACAATTTCATTCCAGTCTATAGAAGGTTTAGCCTTTGAAAGAGCTATAAGAATATGATCTCTGAGAGCAATAGCAGAAACCTGGTCAACAACAAAACCCGACCAATTTAGATGTACACCCGTCTTGATCAGGAAACCGCATTTTTTGGGAGGTGATACGGAAATCAAACAATCTTTACCACCATGTCTTTTGACTTTATCACAAATAACTTTACATATGTCTTTGATTTCATCTAACTCCAAAGATGTGTCATCCTTGTAATCCAAGTCAACAAAAAAGTTATACGTAGGTGTCTTTTGTTCAACGAGAAACATTTTTTCACCAGTTCGTATAGCTTCTACATACTTTTCGTAAAACTCATTCAATCTATCAAATGGTACAGAGAGGACACCACCGTCCATTCGCACATGTGATATATTGGATGCGTTAGTAAACTTTTGTGAAATACACCAGTTTTTAAACATACCTTAGTAGAGATCTTATTCTCTAAACCATCTCATACACGAGACGTCTTCATATTCCTTTGTTTGTGAAAGTTCCTTTTTTATAGTTAAAAGTTCATACACCGTTTTGTCTTTATTTTCATTCTTCCAATTTTCGATTTCTTCCTGACATAGCCCCCTGTTCCTCGCCAATAAATTTTCGATTTGCATTATAATAAAAGATTTTGACTTCATTATTTTATAGAAAATGTTTTTCTATTCAAAGAAGTTATACAGGCATAGAACTGTGGATTCCTTAAAACATTGTCTACGATAAGTTTCCATCGCTTACGTGAATTAAACTCTTCTATCGTATCATAACTCATGTAATCGTTTTCATCGTGGGTCTTCTTTATAGGCTGATTCAATAATTTCCTGAGACTCGTCTTCTGCTTTTCTTCATAAAACTTCTTAATATGTAGTTGTTGTTCCGACCTGGTAAAATTTACAAAAAATATGAAAACATTGTATTCCAAGTCCACTGTGGAACTTTCTTTAACTGTAAATTTAAATTCTGTATACTCTCCGTTCTTTAGGGAAACAACACCCCTTGTTTCCTCTTCAAGTTCCCTGAGGGCACACCGAATAGGATTCGGAATCTCCCTCTTTCTACATCCACCCGTCACAAAAATCCAATCTTTGAATCGCCAATCCCTCACCGTGAGGAACCTTGGCTTATCGTCAGCAAAGCTAACCGGTATTGCAATCGCTTTGTATTTTTTCATTGCGCATTCGCAAGTTATAATAAGAGCACAAGTTTATTCTTCTACTTTTTCCCCCACTTCTTCTGTTTCCGTTTGTTCTTCAATTTTAACAGGTTCGGGTGCTGTATTGAGATGTTTTACAACTTGTTCGGAAAAATTTCTAAAGTTGTCAACATCTTCCTTCGTTTTACCAAGTTCTTTAAACATGAAGATGAGACCTACCAGACATACAATAATACCGACAATAAGCAAATTTTCACGTGTTACTGGAATCATTATACAATAGTAAAACACCTTTCTTTTAAGTAATTACACCCATCGAAGGTTTCCCTGAGGCTGGACACTCGTAGGGACTCTGAGCAAATTGGACGGCTTCGTAATGCGTAGGTTGACACGACTTCTCCGTAGAAGGTGTCGTTTGCCCAACAAACTTTTCGAGTCTCCTGGACTTTGGATCGTACGTCAATACAAAAACGATGGCGAGAAGGAATAAGATTTCCAAAAACATTGTTATTATTTAGTTAGAATATAAAAGTCCACCCATACCATTTTCTATGCGGAGTACGTTATAGTTGACCGCGTAAATGTCCTTGTCGCAGTTTGTAGTATCGTTGATGATACGAGCAGAGTCGAGGCGGGAGAAGTTGAGGGAGCCTGTGGGCTGGAGCTTCGAGGCATCTAGGCAGAAGGGGTAGAAGAAGAGCGTTTTGGCGGTGGACGAATCACCATTAGAGCTGTGGTAGTAGAGGGGCACTGTGGTGAAGTTGGGGTCCGCAAACTTGAAGTCCGCAACATCGGTGCCGTTGATTTGGAGCTTGAGCTTGTTCGCGTCCGACAAGATCGCGAGGTCGGACACATCCGCCGCGGCCAGGTACTTCACTGGGTGGTTGAAGTTCATCTCTTGGATCTTGGTGCCCGAGGAGATCGCCTTTTGGACCTGGGTCATGATCATGTTTTGGGGCTGCGCAGCGAAGACCTCCCGCTCTTGGGTATCGAGGTACGCGTAGTTCGTGTAAATGTCCCACTTGTCCGTAGCCGCCGCCGCACCCCAAGTGATGCGGAGCTCAACGTCGTGGTACTGGAGAGAAATGAGGGGGAGGGCCGACTGCCAGTTTTCGCAGAAGGCGAAGCGGAGGGGGTAGAAACGGGAGGCTCCCGCACCACCAAAGAGGTTGGCCGCAATGGACTTGGAGGAAGAAGTCGCCGAGAGAGTTGGTGCGATGAGGGTCGAGTAAGTCGAGTCCTGTTCGTCCACAACCTGACCACCGATGAGTAATTCAACCTTGGCAATCTTAGTACGCCACTGAGCAGCGGTGTACGCCTGGGTCGCAGAGCCATCGTTGGCGACGAGGTAGACATAACCAAGCATGTCACCCTTTCGCTCGAAGCGGACGGTGGACATACCATTGTTCGAGACGTTGCCCTGAATGACCTGACGCTCGACAGTTTGGGAGAAGTTGGTGTGACGCTTGTAGGTTGAACGGAAAAAACTGACCTCTGGTTGGCCAACGAGGTGGACATCCTGAGCACCGACGGCAACGAGTTGGGCAATACCACCGGACATTTTATATTATAGTGAGAGTTTATTTTTAAGCTGGAAAGTATTTCAAACTTTGTACTCAACCACAATGGTACGTACACCCCACGAAGGCTGCGATGTGCACCGCATTGGCCTCGTCTGTTTGGGTGCCATCAGATGTGAGGAATCTCACCTTGTAGCCGGGCTCCACCCCATCGGTGTCCTCCCATTGGATGTTGTCATTCTCATCCAAGAGGTTCTCGCCCCGACGAATCTCGTAGTAGGTCGTGATGGTCGTGTCAGAGTAGGTGTTCTGTTCCTCTGTGGCCAAGTTGGACCACTCACCCACCGTGAGGACCACGTTCTCCCCGTTGATGTACTGGGTTTGGGTATCGGAGGACCTATTGTAGGCCGAGAGGTTGCTCCACACCCCCTCCTCTACGGTGACCAAAGTCTCCACCTTCTTGGGGGCTTGGGTGGCCACATTGGACGCCGTGAAATCACAGTCCATCGTGATCTTGGCCACCGTGTAGTTGTGGAGGACATCATCATCTTGTCGCTGCCCATAGCCCGCCACATTGGAGGTCGTCACGTAGTCCCCAGACTCTAGGGGTCCCCCAGTGTTTACAACCCATAGGGCACCCTCCCCTAGGGAGTTCACGATGGCGCGGTTGTCACCTAGGACCTTTGGGGTCTCTGAAATAAAACCACCCTTAGTCTCCGAGCGGGAGGTGCCCACCCCCTCTACGGAGGAGACCACCCCAAAGCAGCTCTTGTCTTGGGACACGTTGGAGAGTGCCACCACTGGGAGGGACTCGTCGATGGTGATCGCCTTGGAGCCCGTCTTGAGGCCGCCGTTTAGGTTGACGTACCTATTCTTGTCCGCTGAAACGATGAGACCGGGTTCCATTGGGCCCTCGGGAACACATCTGTGCTGCCCGGTGAAGTTTGTGACCTCACCACGCGCTAAAATTCGACCTACGACATCTAGAGCTGCTTTTGGATTATTTTGGTTAATACCCACAGCTGTCCCAATAATGTTCATACTTTCTCCCGGACCATTCCTCCCCATCTCATAGAGTTTACGGGCGTCGCCGGGTGAGAGAACTCCGTCATAAAGGCGCATACCAGACATGTAACCATAGTAGTCAAGAGTTAAATTTCTACGATTTCCCCAATATAAATATGTATTTTCTTCAATGTTTAGGGTGTTCGTGTATACCCCCGAAGAAACTGCCAAATATGTTGTTATTTCACTACCATTCAGCCACAATCGCCGACTGTCCGTTCCAACACCACCGTCGTATACACAAACTAGATGATACCAGGTGTTCGTTGTTAGGGTGGGTACGGTAAAATCTATATCACTTCCATAAAACCACCATTGTATTCTTGTATTATTCACTAACATCAAAGCTGATGCGTTATGACTTGTACTGTCGTCCAGACCTAAATGGAATATCGTCTCGAAGCTAAATTCGAGGGGGTTGAACCAGACTGAAATACTATGAGCCCACGCACCCTTGGGATTTCCTATGGGGCCATGATATATATAATCATCACTGCCATCAAAGAAGAAAGAACGACCAAAGTCGGCGGTGCGTGTGTAATTGAAGTCGGCACCATTTCCTAAGTATCCATGTAAATCATTTCCACTCGTATCAGTGGCGGCTATTTGGCTGGCACCGCCATTATGAAGCTGCGAGGATGTATCAACTTCAACCACCAATTTATCTCTCTGGGGCACCTGGTAGAACCACGAATCTGGGGCCGGCCCAATCCTCGGGACATTTAGGGACTTTGTGAGGGTCAGTTCCCCATCGTGGAGGGTCGAGTACTTTGTGGTGGTTTCGGGGGTGCCGAAGAAGGAGATTTCGAGCACAGCGGCGACCGCGGAGTAGGTCCCCCCGGGCCTTGTCCTTGTCCAAACCAACCTGAAATATTTATAGTATGTACTCGTAGTCACACTGAAAGTCGAAGTTTGTCCAGCTGCCCACGAAGTTCTATCTATCCAATTTTCTACAACGCTCCATGTGGATCCATCCACACTACCGAATAAATATCCATCTTGTGGAGCTCTATCGGGCCCAACATTCGCAGCGGTGCTATGTTTTACCGGTCTAAATGACCAACTACTGAGTAGAATTGTGTATGGAAGTTCAAGTTGTACCCATGGACCCGCTATACCATTTGTTGTCGGTTCGGTACCGGGGGATGTGATATATCCCGTGGAGGTGGTGAATGAAGTGCCACCTTGTTCCCATGAATCCAATTGTGCATCACTACCACCGTCGAACGCTTCCCAAGCTTGATAGTTTGTAGAAAACTCACTACTCGCACTGGCCCTAAAGAGTCCGTGATCCTTAAAGTGGGTCTCGTAGTTGGTCATCGGCCCTGGTGGGAATTCACCAGACTTGGGGGGCAGGGCCACCTCATCGGCCACCGTGAGGGCTGCTTGGGGCTCCGTCGTCCCTATGCCCACCCTCCCCTTGTAGACGGTCACTGAGGACTTGGCGAGACCAAACTGGTCCTTTTGGGCATCCCACAACTCTAGGGCTTGGTCCTCCTTTATGCACTTGTTGTAGACCCTAAAGTTTGCCACCTTGCCCTCAAAGGCCCCACCCAACCTGGCTAGGACTGGGGTGGACTCTTGGGTGCCGTAGAACTCTAACTCTTGTAAACCAAAAAAGGTATTATGTCCTGTCAGCTTCGTTACTACTAACCCAAAATACTTATACGCCGTACTTGTAGTGTCGGCCGTGTACACTTTTCCCACAGAGTTTCCATTTTCTGTGGGTGGGGGGTTGTTCGTTTCAGATAAGACTTCAGTCCAGTTTGAATTATCGTTTGAACCGTACACTTTAAAGTCTTCGGGTCTCGAGTTACCATCATTGTACCGTGTGAACATTTTGATTGTTGTCATAAACAATTTATAGGGCATTTCTATCTTAATCCATTCACCATTGACCGCGCCAGTTCCTAAATTTCGGGAACCCGAATAAGCAAAATCTGTACCAGCATAGTTTGTGGCGTTTTCAGACATCCACGCATCGACGTCGGCACTTGTGCTGTTTGTTCTACCGTTAAATAAAAAGTGAACTGGACGCGCCACGCTATCAAAATCACTGCTTGTACTCACCGTGTACCCCCTCTGTGGTCCGTTTGAGACCATCGCCGTGTCCGGATATTTCCGCACATTTGTGGCGTCGGGGAAGCGGATCAGGTCGTTTTCCTTGTGGCCGAAGAGTTCGAGTCTTCCCAATGCTGAAAACCCACCATCACCATCAGTGTCACCACCTATAATTTTAGTTATCACAAATCGAAATCTTTTATAGGTTTTATTCTGAACCGTTGTTTCTATTACATGAGCCGTGGCAATATTAGTCAATCCCGAAAATGAACCCACTAGTTCCCATGTTTTTTCCTCATCGTTACACCCCACGAGTACACCATCTTCAGGAGCACGTAACGGTTGACCGGATAATCTTAATATAGTAAAAAAAGACGGATATATTTTTTGAGGCATTTCAATTTCAAGCCATTCACCGTAATAGGAAGTGCCTCCAACCGTTGTTAGAAAATCAGCTGTATTATAGGTTGTATTCCAAATACCACCACTGTTTTTTAAATATCTTTCTACCCCACCAGAGGACCAATAGTTGCCTGTGTTATCATTAATAGCCATCCATGGTGCATAGCTCGTACTATACTCACTACTCGACGTCACCGTATACCCACCTTGGGAGTACCCAGACATTGGGAACGGTGGGTACTCCCCCGCCGTATCCCCCGCGTAGGCCGACTCCACCTTCCGTCCATCCAGGTAGAGGGTCCTGTAGCCCCCCACCCCCTCGTAGGTGTGGGTGAGGTGGTGCCAGGTGTTGGCCTTTAGGGGGATGTCGTTCTCGTAGTTCCATGAGAGACTTTTGTTTACAATCCGCACCTTGTGGGTCGCGTCCCCCGTGGCCGCCTCTGTCCCAATGTGGTAGATTGTGGAGTTTGCCACGTTCGCCTCCAAGTTTGAGGAGTTGAACCAAAGGGAGACGGAGTGGGGTTGGTCCCCTTGGAAGGCCAGGTCCCCAGTGACCACGTTGCTCTCGGTGGACCCATTGAAGGACCAATAATTCCCTGTAGAGTCGTAGGTTACATCAGTGCCAGTGAGGGTGGGACCACCAGAGATCTGGTTGGTTAGGGTCGCCCCCAGGTCCCCATCCAGGTACACGTTGGCATCTACGAGGGAAGGAGTATCATAAGTAGATGTTATTGTTGTATCTTTCGCTATAAGATTACTGAGTATCAGATTTCCTCCAACTTCAACATTGCCGGTGGTTACTATCCCAGTAGTGGCGTTACTGAATTCGATTGTATAGGGGGTGGTATTACCGACTTTTGAAACTGCCGCTAAATCATATGCGGTGGCCAGACGGAAGCTGCCTAATTTGAGAGCTGTCGCAGTGACGTTTCCTTGTACCTCTAAGTGAGAGTTTTCAACTAACAATGTCCCTTCTGGTGTGTTGACTGACATTTAATATAGGGTAAGAAATGATTTACACGTTATTAAATGTGGTCATCTAAGCGATGGCTGTAATTGATACTGATGGGATAGAAAATTGATCGGCTGTTACGACGGTGCCAGACGTTTCACCTTCCCAGTGCTTCGTGGTGTGTATCTCTGCATCATACGTTGAATTATAACTTCTAAACTGCCACTTAAAACCAAGTGTTGGTCTATTGGCGGTAAACGTACCCAAACTCGCGTCATTCGAAGAAGCACCAATTTTAAATGGCCATTTAAAACTGAGTTTTGTTTGTAAGTAATTTTCCGTCTCAATTATGGTTCTAGCTTTAGTAACTTCTACCCAATTTGTACCATCTGTGGTACAAAACAATCCCCAAAAAATTATAGGTCTAGGATCATCTCTTCCTTGGAATACATTGTATTCATACACAATGGTTTTTGCTCCATCTGGTGGAGTGTAGCCTGTGATCACAGATCCTGTTACATCGGTAAAGATTGTAGTAGTTGTTTGCTTTCCTGTGACAGATTGCATTGTCGCCCGACCATACAACGAAGTGCTGGAACATGTGTCAAAGAGTGTCTCGATAATTTCACCTGGGTTATATAATGTCTTGGTGATACTACCAGAAACTGACACATTTCCCCCAACCTCTAGGTTATCTCCAATAACAGCGTTAGAGGTTGTTTCAAATCCAGTGGTGGGGTTGGTGAACTCTAATGTGTACGGGGTCGTATTCCCAACGTTGCTAACGGCTGCTAAGCTCAGGGGGTTTGAGAAATCTATAACTCCCCCAAATTTCAGGGTTCCACCAATCTGTACATTGGATGTGGTTATGAGACCGGTGGTTGCGTTTGTTAACTGAATCGTATCTGACGTAGCGTTTCCAACTTCTGTGACATTTTCTAGACCGTAGGCTGGTGTCATGTTGATTGTTCCCAACGTCAGGTTTTGTGTCCACGTATTTCCCAAAACTGTGAGAACATTTGATCCTGTGTCATCAACGTGAAGGTTTGAACCTACACTTAAGTTATGTGTGGGTGTAGTGTTCTGGATACCAACATTACTTTGTGTGATAAAACCGACGTCATATGTTTCATTTTGTACAAATCGAATTACATTTGAGACGGTATTTCCTACATTTATGACTTCATCAAATGTTGAGGGAGTCGCAGTAATATTCGAGAGGAGGCCACCATCACCTAGGAAGGTGGTGGCTGTAACGTTCCCACCGACTACGATGTTACTATCTACGACTAGACCGGTGGTTGTGTTTGTGAACTGGAGGGTGTTGGAGGTTGTATTTCCATTGTCTGTGACAGCTTGGAGGGTCGTGGCTATGTTGGAGAGGAGGCCACCATCACCTAGGAAGGTGGTGGCTGTAACGTTCCCACCGACTACGATGTTACTATCTACGACTAGACCGGTGGTCGTGTTTGTGAACTGGAGGGTGTTGGAGGTTGTATTTCCATTGTCTGTGACAGCTTGGAGGGTCGTGGCTATGTTGGAGAGGAGGCCACCGTCACCTAGGAAGGTGGTGGCTGTAACGTTCCCACCGACTACGATGTTACTATCTACGACTAGACCGGTAGTTGTGTTTGTGAATTGGAGGGTGTTCGAGGTTGTATTTCCTGTATCAGAAATATCTTGAAGAGTTGATGATACAGTTGTAATGTTGGAGAGGAGGCCACCATCACCTAGGAAGGTTGTGGCTGTAACGTTCCCACCGACTACGATGTTACTATCTACGACAAAACCAGTGGTTGTGTTTGTGAACTGGAGGGTATTAGATGTCGTATTCCCAGTTTCTGAAACGCCCTGAAGAGTTGTTGATACACCTGAAATATTTGAAAGTAAACCGCCATCACCCAAGAAGGTGGTGGCTGTAACGTTCCCACCGACTACAATATTACTGTCTACGATAAAACCAGTGGTTGTGTTTGTGAACTGGAGGGTGTTGGATGTGGTATTTCCATTATCCGAAGCGGCTTGGAGAGTTGTTGACACACTTGTAATATTAGACAGTAAACCACCATCACCCAAAAATCTAGTAGCTTTTACATTTCCAACAACCGTAAGTACATTTGATACTGTATCGTTGACCTGAAGATTTGAACCTATACTAAAATCATGAGATGGAGAATTGTTCTGGATTCCTAGTCTCCCCTCGAAGGTGTGTATATTTCTACTCATCGACACACCCGTTATTATAGATCAAGAAATGATTTCTAATTGAGATGTTCCGGTACTATATGTCCATTTTTGTCTGTTAGATTATTTAAATACATATGAGGATCTTGGCGTTCACCTATAACTAACCAACTTACTGTCGCAGTTGAATTAGTATTTTTAGATTTTATTGTTAAAATATTACCTGTAACATTTCCCTTTACGAGATCCCAGTTGCTTTCATTTGTCGTGAAACATGAAACATCTCGGTTTAATACTTGGAAAGTTCCCGCTGTCATTCTTGACACTTCATCGATATTAATAGAAGCTGAACCACTTTGAAGCTGTACTGTGCCTCTATAAATTAAGTCAGCTCTAGGACCTTCTATAAACGAGTGAAACAAACTATGTGTATTACTCATCGAGGGTAATGGGTGAGGTATTTTGAAAGTGCCACTTAACTTACTCACGGAACCGTTAACATCCAAATTTGAAGTTGGTTGTGTTGTACCTATACCAACTCGTTGTAATGAACTATCAATGTAAACTGTATTACTTCCAAAATTAAAAAAGTCTGAATTAAATGTTTGTTTGTTGATAATAATTTCATCGAAACTAAATATTTTTACTTTCCCTGACAACGAACCATTTACGTCATTTCCATATGAACCGACAGCTACACGTAAACCATTACCAGACAACGATGACGCATATCCTGAGAAATCATCTACTGCAATACCATCGAGGTCAACTCCAATCTGTTCCCAAATATTATTAATACCGTATTTAAATACACGGACATGTCCAGAGGCGGATCCACCGCCATCATTTAGATGGGCACCGATTGCGAGACGAGTGCCGTCTGATGATAATGATACAGATGTTCCAAAACGATCATCCGCATTTTCACCGTACATGTCAAAACCTAATTGAGACCACACACCCCCTGAGTATTCGTAAATTTGAGCTAATCCCACTTGGTTTAGTCCCCCAAATGTTTGATTAGGTGAGCCAATTACTACGCGTGGTTTTCCATCATTTACACACAAGAATGTAGACCACCCAAGATCGCCAGAACCAGTAAAATTTGATCCCAACTGAGACCATGTATTACTACTATACTGGAAGACTTGGGCATAGTTACTACCATATGCACCGATGGAAAGATATGTGCCATCATTTGACAAGCATACTGAACTTCCGTAATATTCACCAGAAGGTGTTGTACCATTAAAGTCAGAACCCACTTGATTCCATCCTGTTCCAGAAAGTGTGTATGCATATGCAGCCCCGGGTCGAATGAAGTTCGCGGGATCGGAATAAAATTGATTCGCTCCAATAATTATTGTGTTACTATTTAATGTTACTGAACTTCCAAAATAATCTCCAAGTTGTTGGCTAACCGATACAATGCGTTCTTGCTCTGACCACACATTCCCAAAACGCTCAAACACGTAAGCACTACCTGGGTTCACACTAGAACCAGCTCCAATGACAACCTTATTCCCTTCTACAGATACACCTGTACCAAATTGATCATAATCTTCTCTAGACGATGGCAAGAGTTTACTTTGTTCTGTCCACGTTGTTCCGGAACGAGTAAATATATATGCAGAGCCAGCGTAGTTGTCAGACAGTCTCGCACCAACGATAACTGTATCCCCTGATATTGATACAGAGTCCAAACCAAAATAATCATCAATTACTCCATCACTTGCAGTGAGCTTGGCTTGTTGTGTCCATGTTGTTCCAGAGCGTGTAAAAATATACACAGACTCAATACGAGTTCCAAGAACAACTGTATCACCCGATATAGATACCCCCTCACCGACAAATTGGAATCCGGTCGTATCACTCGATACAAGAATAGCCTGTTGTGTCCATGTTGCTCCAGATCCTGTAAATATATATGCACTACCGGCTTGGTTTTGACCACTTACTGTTCTTTGGGGTGATCCGACAACAATAGTATTACCTGAAATAGAAACTGACCTACCAAAAAAATAACCAAAACCAGAATCACTTGCCAATATTTTTGCTCGCTGTGTCCACGTAGTCCCAGAACGTGTAAAGATGTATATACTACCATGGTTCAAAGTAGAACCGGTATCATCTGCCCATGATCCAATTACTATAGTATCTCCCGAAATGGATACCGAATAACCGAAAAATGACACGGCTTCGGGATCACTTGGTACGAGCTTAGCTTGTTGTGACCAGGAGCTCCCAGTTCTCGTGAAAACATATACAGCACCGACATCTTGAAGACTTCCTATATGTTCTCTATAGGCTCCTATGACAGCGGTGTCTCCATCAATGTCAGTATCATGACCGAAATAGTCTGTGGTACCACCACTTGGATTTAATTCTGACTGCAGTGTCGAAGTTATATGTTCAAAAACACGCACGTATCCAGTTGCCGAAGCAGTTACACCATATCCGCCGGCAGCTACATGAGTTCCGTCACTAGACAAAGATACAGAACGTCCAAATCCGTCGAATGCAGCTTTACCATATATGTAATTACCTATTTGTCCCCAGAGTCCGTTGTTAAATTTAAATACTCTGATCTGCCCCGATTTTTCACCATTTGTACCATCGTGTCCATATGAACCCACAGCTAAAGTAAATCCATCGGAACTTAAAGATACAGAATATCCATTAAAATCGTCATCTCCTTCACCATAAATATCCTGACCCAATTGTATCCAGTCCCCTGTAATGTTTTGATATACGCGTACGTATCCAGTTTGAGTAAAAGATAAACTATTAACGTAAGGAGCTCCTATTGCTACGCGTGTACCATCATTTGATATAGATACTGACCACCCATTGTGATCTCCAGCTTGTTCACCATCTACATCGGAACCAAATTGGTTCCACTGTCTATTTGAAACACTGCTTACTGTCTGTGAAAATAAATCAGAAACGTATAAATTACCTCTTATGTTGAGATCTCCATCAATATCTAGAGTAGTTGTTGGTAAATCAGTTCCTATACCAATCTTTGATGTCTGTGTATCTACATACAAATTCGCTGTACCAACTTCAAATACACCATTTTTTACGTTTAATTTTGAATAAGGAATATCATATACACGAATGTAACTATCAATATTGCTACTCTTAGATACACTAATTACGCGTGTACCATCATCTGATAAAGCAACTGCCCATCCACAATTATCGCCAGAAGTATCACCATTTAAATCATTTCCAATTTGAACCCATAAACTTTCTTTGTATTCGTAAAGGCGTGTACGACCAGATTCTGGGCCATTTGGATCACTTCTATGTGCACCGACAAGGAGACGCTTACCATTTTTTGAAAGAGATATAGCGTAACCAGTCCATTCATCTTCATTTGAACCATATATATCTTCACCTATTTGAGACCATGTAACACCATCATATTGATATACTCGAACCTGACCCGTAGAATTAGTATTTAAGTATGCACCAATTGCTACTATTGTGCCATCACCGGATAATGACACCGATTTTCCAGATTGATCTTCAGCAGCTTCACCATCTATGTCATTACCCATTTGAGTCCAGGCTCCACCACTATATTGATATATTCGAACATGACCTGCGTTTGAACCACCGCCATCATTAAGTGGTGCACCAATTGCTACGCGTGTCCCATCCGAAGAAAGTGAAACAGCGGAACCAAATAAATCACCCGAAACTTCATTTGTTATTGCAGTTCCAAGTGCGACCCAATTTCCAGAAGTAAATTCGTAGACACCCACACTACCACTTGTAGTAGCAGTACCCGGTTGACCGATAGCCACAATTGATCCATTAGATGATATAGATACAACATATCCAATTTCTTGATTAATTACACTACCAGTAATATCATTACCAACTTTAGCCCATGAACCAGCTACATATCTATAAACACGCACACGTCCTGAGTTTGTACCTCCTACATCATTAAATGGTGCACCAATAGCTACATATGTACCATCTGATGATAAAGACACGGAATGTCCAAACTGATCACCAGATCTACTACCAGTTACTTCACCTTCTTCGCCGCTTATATCGCTACCCAGCTGAGACCATGTTCCATTTGCATAAAGAAATATGCGTACAAAACCAGGATCTACGCCAGTATTTTGAATAGAACCAACCGCTAAATATGTACCATCCGAGGAAGTTGCTACGGAGTATCCAAAATCGGTAAGAGAAGTCAAGGAAATATCAGCACCCACCTGATTTAATGTCAATGTGGGGTATTCCAAAGACACCAATGAATTGTTGTGTAAACTACCTGTTATGTTTAAGTCTCCATTTGTATCAAGTGTATAATTGGGTGTAGTAGTATTAATACCAACACGCTGAGTTGTTGAGTTTATGAATAATGTATTCGCATATTGATTATCACCACTACCAAATTGTGCACTGGTGACTATGTTCTCCTTATACACCTTTACACTACCACCATTATCTAGTTTTGCACCGATTACAATGGATGATCCATTTCCCGTCATGTCAACACCATAGCCGAAATCGGTATTTGAATATTCACCAGATATATCTGTTGCCTTTTTCCAAACACCGGAACCTATCAAGAAGTTATATACACGAACCTTTTCTACACCGTTAGCATTTACGGTAAGTCGTAATCCGTCATTTGAAAGTGAAACAGAATGCCCAAATTGGTCATCGTCAGTCTCACCATTGATAACTGAACCGGCGAGAACCCAATTTATACCATTATATCGGTAAACACGTACCTGATTTTGTCCACCAATAGCTATTCGACTACCATCACCAGATAATGACATGGATAACCCTATTTGATCACCGGCTTCTGTACCATCGATATTTTGTCCAAGTTGTGACCACGAATTGTCTGTATATTCGTATATTTTCACACGGCCAAAAAATGAGTTTGAAACACGAACTTGCGTTCTTTTAGGTGGTGTATATCCGGGTGAGTATCCATTCAAAGATTGAATAGTCGCGACAGATATTCCGTACAAACTTTCCAGTCTTTCGAAAGTATCACCGTCTCTCCAAGAATGCATTTTTACATTATTTCCGTCACTTTGGTATGCACCCACGGCTACACGCGAACCATCGTCTGACATTGTTACTGACCATCCAAAGTTATCGGCGACCACGTCACCATTTAGAATGGGTCCATAAAGTGACCAGTTTCCAGATGGATCAGCCCAATTAGTTCCTGTCCATTGGTATACTTTAACGAGACCAGTGGAATTATTATTACCCGGTGCACCTGTGGCAACTATCCAAGACGGTGAAGTTCTTCCTTTTGCGAGTGCGATAGATCGACCCAATTCATCACCGGCGGCATCACCAACAATATCTGTTCCGTTTTGATTTTCGGGATGTATTTTGTTATAATCAACGGAACTGCGAAAATACATTCGAATAATACCGGTATTGCTGTTATAACCATGACCACCCACAGCTAGAGTGTTACCATTATTTGACATAGAGAGTGCAGACCCGAAAAACGAATCCGATGGAATGGCAGTTTCTTGTATAGTACCACTCCCTATATTAGTATTATTAACTCGTGTAGACCACAACAAAGTTGCACTACCAAATGTATACACATCTACTCTACCAGCATTTGAAAATCTATATGGAGCAGCAATAGCCATACTTAAACCAGTATTGTCTGTAGCTACTTCATAACCAAATTGATCACCCACAGAACCATCAACATTCTGTCCCTGTTGGACCCACGTTTTTGTTGTTTTTACGACATTACCACTGAAAGTAATGTCACCCTGAACATGTAGAGTCGATTCGGGGGCGTCCGTTCCTATACCAAAGTTACCAGTTGAATCTAATTTAACACGTTCTTCCCCACTGGTTTTCATTGTTATGTTTTGGTTGGAGACGTTCGAAGTCGAACCTCCTAAAGATATTTCCGAAACCTTGGAAGTTTCTGTATTTTTTGTCTGACCTGATTGTAATTTGAGTCGGTGACCGGCATCTTCAATCCCGTCTTCGTTTTCTTCTGTATCTGCACGTACTATGTTTGTTTTTTTACTTTTTACTGCAAGTTCTGCACCAAAATCATCATCCTCGATTTCAAGTACTGGGCGAGGAGTTGGTCTCGCGTCTACCTTTTGTGTAAAAATTTTAGTGGCAACGAGGACGTCTCTTCCCATTTATAATAGTGTATGATAATTAATCACTGAGTAGACACATTTGACTTACCTCCACCAACTTTAAGGTTTCCCTCTATTTTGACAGATCCGGAAAAGACATGGACATTCCTGGTTGACATGGTATTTTATTTAATATGGGGTAGTATTATTCTACCTGTTATTAAATAATCAAAAAATTTAGTAATCAAAAGTTCTGGTGAAGTTAGAACCAGACTCAATAGTAGTTAATTTCACAGTGTCGTTTTGTCCGAAGACATCTATGTATAGGTCGAGATTGGCGGACGGCGTGAAGGGTGGGAGGTCGGGCACATAAGTGATATCACTATCCCAATTTAATGAGATTGTAGCTGTTTTATATGTGATATCGTCACCGACTGCAGTGTTCCAGTAATAATCACCGGTGTCCGAACCGTGTATAGCAAGCCCGCTCTTGTAGAAACCGACCCCCGTCGATGACGAACTGGTACCCACCTTCGCAGTACCATCAAATAGTATGGTACTAACATCGCTCGATCCGTCCCCGTCCCCGTCAGTACTGAGTACAGCTCTGACTTTAAAAGTAATCACCCCATTGTCTTGGGTGGAAGCGAAGACTAAATCAATGGTGTCCTTTGATGGAAGTGAACCCGAAGCAGAGTATGTTTTGTGGGTATAACCACCCGAGCGCTTGTGTGTAACCAAACCACCCGCCGCACTCATAGCCGCATTGGATGCGGTAGAGTGGATGACACTCGACGCGACATTACCGTTAGTTAATACATCCTCTATGGTTGGGTTGATGCCAGTAAGCAAGCTACCATCACCAATGAAGTAATCAGCAACAGCATTACCACCAACGACGAGAACGTTCGCGGCGGTGTCGTCGACGTAGAGATTAGAACCAACGTCCAAAGTATGAATGGGCGCGGCGTTCATAATACCAACATTCGACTGTGTCATTACATCACCGATAAAGGTCGCATCATTCTGGACAACGAGGTTTCCTCGTACGTCGAAGAGCATTCGGTGAGTTGGGTCATCGTCGAGGCTTAAGACATGGGTATCTACCGAAGAGTTAGCTGTATAGCCAACCGAGAACCTGTGTTCATCGGCGTGGTAAATAAGACCGACGTTGGCAAATTCACCATCATCCATGTGTTCCAAAATAATACCAGTGTCCAAGTTGTGGACAGTATTGTTTTGACCAATACCGAAAATACGGTCTTGGATGGTGACCTCAGTCGAATTCACGATTGTAGTTTCACCCCTGAGAGTCAAGTTACCGTAAATTTCAGTCTCAGCAGAAGAAAGTACGGTGGTTCCCCCAGAAGTCACGTATATTGGCGACTTAGCGAGGAACCCATCAGTTTGGGTCATTGGCACATATTGCTGGACAGCGTCCACCAAACCCGCAATAGAAATGTTTGAACCCACTTCAATGTTCGCGGTAGTTACCAAACCAGTGGTGGAGTTCGTAAACTGAACCACGTTGGTGGTGGTGTTACCAGAATCGGTAACATCCTGAAGAGTTGTAGCGGCTAAGCTACTCTCCAAGGTTGCAACCCTCGTAGCATTGGACGCGAGATCGGTTTGAAGAGTTATCACATTAGATTCTTCTGAAGTCACCCTCGTCGCAAGAGCCGATATATCACTCTCTAAGGTGTCAACACGGGCGGCGTTGGATGTGAGGTCAGTCTCTAAGACGGTAGTACGACCGTCATTGGACGCGAGATCAGTCTCTAAGGTGGTGACACGGGTAGCGTTAGACGCAAGGTCAGTCTCTAAAACACCAACACGGGCAGTGTTAGAATCGACATCGGTCTCAAGAGCTGAGAGATCAGTCTCTAATGTGGTGACACGGGAAGCGTTGGACGCAAGGTCAGTCTCCAAAACGCCAGTACGGGAAGCGTTAGACGCGAGGTCAGTCTCCAAAACACCAACACGAGCAGCGTTGGAACTGATGTCCGCGCTTAAACCGGTATCCAAAGATGAAACACTGGACTCCAATGTGGTGACACGGGAAGCGTTGGACGAAAGGTCAGTCTCTAAAACACCAACACGGGTAGCATTAGATGTAAGGTCAGTCTCCAAAACACCAACACGGGCGGCGTTGGAATCGGCTTCAGTCTCAAGAGCTGAGAGATCAGTCTCTAAGATGCTGACGCGGGAAGCGTTGGACGTAAGGTCAGTCTCCAAAACACCAACACGAGTAGCGTTAGATGACGCAAAAGTCTCTAATGTGGTGACACGGGAAGCGTTGGACGTGAGTTCGGTCTCCAAAACACCAGTGCGGGTAGCGTTGGACGCAAGGTCAGTCTCCAAAACACCAACGCGTGAAGCGTTGGATGACGCGTAAGTCTCTAAAACACCAACACGGGTAGCATTGGATGTGAGATCGGTCTCCAAAGTGCCAACACGGGCAGCGTTGGAATCGACTTCAGTCTCAAGAGCTGAGAAATCAGTCTCTAAGGTGCTGACGCGGGAAGCATTGGATGTAAGGTCAGTCTCCAAAACACCAACACGAGCAGCGTTGGATGACGCGTAAGTCTCCAAAGTGCCAACACGGGTAGCGTTGGACGAAACGTCAGTCTCTAAGGTGGTAACACGGGTAGCGTTGGACGAAAGGTCAGTCTCTAAAACACCAACACGGGTAGCGTTGGACGTGAGATCGGTCTCCAAAACACCAACACGGGCGGCGTTGGAATCGACTTCAGTCTCAAGAGCTGAGAGATCAGTCTCTAAGGTGCTAACGCGGGAAGCGTTGGACGCAAGGTCAGTCTCCAAAACACCAACACGGGCGGCGTTAGAATCGATATCGGTCTCAACTTCAGAGAATTTATCGGATACAGTAATGACACCATCGACCATCAAGTTGCTACCATCACCATGGTACACATCGGCACTGACCATACCGGAGACAACAAGAACATTCGACCCAGTGTCGTCAATGTACACATTGGAACCAACGTGTAAATCATATGTGGGAGAGGCGTTATTAATACCGATCGCATTAGACGCGGTATTTACGATAAGATTATTAGCTCCAACTTCGAGATCCTTTTCGATGTTGATGGCACCCGAAAAGAGTTGAAGATTGGTTGGCGGCATTTGTGGTTGTTTGTACTATTATACAATATTTTTTTTAGTAATTAAAGGTTTTCACCGGTGTACTATCTTCATCAATTGTAGTAACACCTCCGTCTGAACTTGGAGAAGTGTATTCAATGAAAAGGTGGTAGTCGCCCTGACCATCTAACGGTGTCGAAGGTTTTAATGAAACGGTATTCCCCGTGGTAGTGACATTATAACTCCATGGATTTGTACTTGTTCCACCAAAAATCTTCTGTGCACCTATGGAAATATCGATTGTGGGTGTAGCCCCAGTCCTATGACCACCACCAAGCTCTAAAATGATAGTACTGATTTCTTCATCATCTTCAACGAGGTGTCCTGATATTTTTGAATAAAATACATTTGAGGTGAAATTTACATTAATGTATGGTTGATCACCGCTTGTAATAGTTCCCGAATAACTGTATGTTTTTTTCGTAACTGCATCCGTGTTTGTAATCAAACCACTAGTAAGACGACTACTGCTACCTGTAAACGATGTAGCCGTTACGTCCCCACCAACGACGATGTTACTATCTACCACGATGCCGGTGGTGGCATTCGTAAATTGAACTGTATTGGACGTGGTATTTCCATTGTCGGATATTTCTTGGAGAGTTGTAGAAATATTTGAAAGAAGACCACCATCACCTAAATATGTACTTGCTATCACATTTCCACCAACTTCAATATTTGAAGTTATATAAGCATGTCTCTCGGCTGTTATATCTTTTGTCGCAGACACAAATTTAACATCCACTGCTTCTGCTTTTAAAGTGGCACCCCTAAGTTCTAGTAAAGTACCAATTACCTGAATAGGCATTTAATATAGGGTAAGAAATGAATTTACCTGTTATTAAATGGGGGAGTGATTGGGATCACTCGGGGAGGGGGGGCCAAACAGGGTTCGCGGGGTCCTCAGTGGTGGCTGGGAGGTCGCGGAGGGCCTGCATGTAGGTGGCCCAAGCCTCTGGGACTGGGGTCGATGTGGAGTACGCCTTTAGGGTCACCCAATCTGTGGTGGCGAGGCGACGATCCCTCTCGGCCCTAAGGTCCTTTAGGGGCTGGGCGTCCACCAGGGCTTGCAACTTCGCCTCGAACTCCTCCTTTGGGGGTTTCTCATGACCGGGGGGGAACTCTATAGATTCCCAAGTTGTACCAACTTGAGAACCCCCGGGCACTTTTTTGTTGTCAAAATATTCTTCTAAAATTTCATATATAAAAGAAATTAATTGTGTTTCTTTTGGGTTGAACATATAATTTAAGATGATATATAAAATCCCGTAAAACTGTTATAGGGGGTTGTGGAGATATACATATACGTCGACCCCGCAAAAACAAACCTTAATTCATCACCAACGTTCATATATACAGTACCACCTGCTACAACTTGATTATGTATATCCCCCGTAGCACCACTATATCCGTATATACGTGATTGCGGCGTCCCGTTCAGTTCCAGTGAACCATTTATTGTGAGATATGTATACACCGTCTGATTTTGAAGGTTAGACATAAACCACCATACTATGTAGTAGTACCCTGCTAATGGACATGTGAATACACCACTTGGTTGAAGACCCCCACCTTTATTATGAACAATTGTATTAAATGGAATAGGATTAGTGACGGCGTTAAGAGTTGTCGCGGTCGACGGGTGAGTTGCGTGAGCCTGAAAGAACACCGGACACCCACCCCTTATGTCCCCCCTCACGTCTAGGACGGCCCTAGGCTCCGAGGTCCCGATGCCGACCCTCCCAGCCTTTAGGGTCACCACGTCTGGGCTGACCCCAAAGTACTCCTTCTGGTAGGCGTAGAGCTCCCAGATCTCATCCCCCGAGAGGGCCCGATTGAAGAGGCGGAAGTTGGCGATGGAACCTTTAAATTCATGAATAATTCCCGACGAATGGTTTAACGCACCAATTCGCGAAATAGACGACGTACTTGTGAGATTTAGGTTACCACCAGCACTGCTCCCCACTAGCGAACCACCGAGATGTATACCATCTAAGTATATATCGCGTCCACTTTCTCCGTTTCCATTATACACAAAAGAAGCGTGATGCCACATATTATCCGCTATCTCCTTACCTGTATCGCAAGAATAGTCATTATCCACAAAATCAATAGATAAACTTGTTCCAGAACCATAGATCCAAACTGTGTTGTTGGTTGCGTAATCACCGTTCATGTGAAACAGTGTTTCTATACTGTTCCCGGACGACTTAAACCATAAACTCACCGAGAAAATGTAGTTACCAGTCTTTCCCGTGTCCAATGTGATGTAATCACCAGCTTCGTCAAAAGTGAACGCCTTATACTCCGAGTCGAAACCAACATCCCCATTGAGTGTTCCATTTTTTCCATTCCCACTCAGATCCACTACAGCCCCCCCAGTGCCAGGGTAACTCGAGCTCTCCTTCGCATCATAGTAGACCTCCAACCAATCCGTATTAGGGACGTTGGGGGTGGTGTGGAGGACCACGTCTGTGCCATGTGCCTCGGGGTCGTATTCGGGGAGGCCGAAGAATTGGAGTTCGCGCATGAGTAGAAAGTTGTCAAGACTACTACTAGCTGGTGTTTTCTTAGTGATGATAATGATAAATTCTTCATAATAATCATTCGTGGTTATGTCGTGTGATGTTTCTGTAAACACATAGTTCCCAATTATTGAGTATCCAGAACCTTCATCCGCCACTGTAAGTAAAGCGGAAGACCATGCCGTTCCACCGACTATTGCACCACCACCATTTCTTCCATGAACGGTATAATCTCTAAAACCCGCTTTACTTACGTTATCTACACGGAGTTTAGTGAGTTTAATTTTATGTGGTAATTTAATAGCGATCCAAGCACCCGCGCCCGTCGCCCCGTTACCAAGAGGCTGATATATAGCGGTGCTAGCGTGTTCGAATGCACCTGAATCATGAGTGTATAAATCTGGTGTAATCCAGTGATCACCTGCATTTGTTTGACCGTTAAATCCTACACTATTAAAAGCTTTCCAACCATCATTTGAAGTAGCGTTGTTTCCAGATGTCTGCACCACATACCCACCACTCGAAGCCGAAGTCATAGCCACCCTCGGGTACTTGATGATCTTCTTGGAGCGGCGGTACTCCATGACGACGTTGGAGTTTGAGGTGATTTGGGCTACGTTTGCGACCTGGGTGTGATTGAGGACGCCCTTAACGTCTACGTTCGAGGAGGCCACTAGGGAGGTCGTGGGGTTGGTGAACTGCACCGTTTGGGTGGTGGTGTTCCCGACATTGGAGACGGAGGCCAGGTCGTAGGAGGGGATCAACTCGACCACCCCCAACTTTATGCCCTCCGCGTGGACGTTCCCTGAAACCCTGAGGGAAGCATTTGGAATTTCCAGAAAACCCTGATTGCCTTGGAAGGACATTTAATATAGGGTAAGAAATGATTTACACGTTATTAAATGTGGGACATCTACGATGTCGGGACTCAGCCACAGTGGTACGTGCACCCCACGAAGGCTGCTGTGTGCACTGCGTTCGCTTCATCTGTCTGGGCACCTGAAGCGTCTATGTACCTAATTTTATATGCCTTCTCTGTCTCTGTGGTGTGATCCTCCCACTGAATCTGACCATGCTCATCGAGAACGTTTTCCCCATCTTCACTCTTTTCGATAATTTGGATAGGTTGGGTCACGGGGTTGAAATCACAATCCATAGTGATCTTGGCGACCGTGTAGTTCATGAGACCGGCACCGTCTTGCTTTTGACCGTAACCAACCACATTGGATGTTGTGATGTAATCACCCGCTTCGAGGGGGCCATTGGTGTTCACGACCCAAATGGCACCTTCACCGACCGAGTTGATGTAGACCCGAGTATCACCATTTTCTTTTTTATAGGGGGTTACAAAATTACCAAACGCATCACTACGCTGTTTGGGGTCTTCAGATGCTGATATGACACCGAAACATTTTTTGTCGCTCACCACATTCGAGAGAGATACGACTGGTAGTGATTCATTTGTAGTAATAGCATTCGAACCAGTCTCAATACCCCCACTCATCTTGATATATTTGTTTTGGTCTGAGGAGACGATAAGACCTTCTAGTTCTCCAGCTTCACTGAAAGGAACGTTCTTAATGAAAGTTCTATGTTGACCGGTGAAATTCATTGATATATTGTTCTTGTCGTCGCTAATATACGCAGTTGCGTTGTCTACTCCATTTCTCACGACTGTAAAATATAGATCATTATCGCCGGAAGTGAGAGTCTGATTTTGGGCACCTATCCACCAACCATAATCTTCAGTTGCGGTTCCATTGAATGTTGAATGTATAAATAAATTTTTCCTTCCATAACCGAGGTCCTCACTAACACCATAATCCTTACCCGCAGTACCAATTTTAAGAGGACCTCCACATGATAGCCCCCCCATAACGTCTAGGACGGCCCTAGGCTTCGAGGTCCCGATCCCTAGGCGCCCATTCTTTAGGGTCACCACGTCTGGGCTGACCCCAAAGTACTCCTTCTGGTAGGAGTAGAGCTCCCAGATCTCATCCGCTGTGAGGGGCCGGTTGTAAAGACGGAAGTTGGCGATGGAGCCGTTGAAATGCTGAGCCCCCGCAAGGTTTGATCCTATTTTGAAATTAGTGGTACTCGTTAAATTTAAACTCGAATACGAATCACGGCCATTACGTTCACCGTCCACAAATACAGTTCTATAATTACCATCATACGTTCCAGTGATGTGCACCCATTTGCCTATCTTTGCGATGGTTCCGGTTTCCAAATTGTTACCGTGTGTGAGATGAGTTATAATTCCATTGTTCAAAAATAAACCCATTGAATTATTAGTAGTAGCAGCACCAATACCAAATATACCAATATAACCCGTTGGATGTGAATCCGGCTTTATCCACGTGGAAAAGGTATACACTTGGTTACCTGTAAATGAGGCTGAAACGCTTGCATCGATATAATCATCCACCCCATCGAAGGTGAAGGCTTTGTAGGTGGAATCAAAACCAACCCCACCTGAGGGGGTTCCGGTGAACCCATTTACAGACTTGTCTGCCACAGTGGCGGGCATGGAGGTGTAGTCCTGACCGTCGTAGTAGACCTCCAACCAATCCGTATTAGGGACATTGGGGGTGGTGTGGAGGACCACGTCTGTGCCGTGTGCCCCGGGGTCGTATTCGGGGAGGCCGAAGTATTCGAGTTCAAGTATACGGAAATAATTATTTTGACCAGAAATTTTTGTAACGACTAATGCGATATATTCATAAAATCCTACAGCATTTACATCGAATACATTTTCAAATGTTGTTGTTTGGTTGGTTACAGTGAGAAGTTGTGTCCAGTTCAAATTATCATTAGAACCATACACACGGAAATCTTCTACAATGCGAGTACTATCATTGGTTTTATTATAAATTCTCATATAATCTAACTGAATCCTTTCTGGTATTCGAAGTTTAATCCATTCACCATTTACAGCTCCTGTACCCAGATTCTCTGATCCGGCGTATGTGTTATCAGTGCCTCCATAATTCGCACTTGTGGCACACGTCCATGTGTTGTGTACCGATGTCGTTGAAATATCGGTAGACATTTCAAACGCCTTCCACCCGAAGAGGGATTGATCAGTTCTAAAACTACTTACCGTTACCATATACCCACCAATCGAAGCCGAAGTCATAGCCACCCTCGGGTACTTGATGAGCTTCTTGGAGCGGCGGTACTCCATGACGACGTTGGAGTTTGAGGTGATTTGGGCTACGTTTGCGACCTGGGTGTGATTGAGGACGCCCTTAACGTCTAGGGTCCCCATAGGTGCGTTCGTCCCCACCCCCACCCTCCCCGTCGTCGTGTCCACGTAGAGATTGGCGTCGCCGACCTCGATGTTCGAGGTGACGCCGAAGCCCTTGGTGGGGTTGGTGAACTGGACCATTTGGGTGGTGGTGTTCCCAGACACCGTGGTGGATTGGAGGGTCGCCGCGGACTGGAGACGGACCGACCCAACCTTGAGGCCCTCGGCGTGAACGTTCCCAGTCACCCTGAGGGAGGCGTTCTCCAAATCTAAAAAACCATCGTTGCCTTGGATGGACATTTAATATAGGGTAAGAAATGATTTACACGTTATTAAATGTGGAGTACAAGTCCTACGGACTTGGCTGAGTTGGCCACTCGAAGCCCCCCAGTTCCCCCCTCCTGTTTAGGGTTGGGGTCACCGTGGTGGGGAGGTCCCTGAGGGCTTGGCGGTAGGTTGCCCAAGCCGCCTTGACCTCCGCGGAAGCGTGGGGGTAGTCCGTCACGAAGATGTAGTCACACTTGGCGAGCCTCTGGTCCCTCTCCTCCCTAAGCTTGGTGAGGGGCTGGGCGTCCACCAACTCTTTCAACCTCGCATCAAAGGCCTCCTTTGGGGGCTTCTCGTAGCCGGGGGGAAAATCTATAGACTCCCAAGTCCTACCGAAACTGAACCCTGGGACATCACCTGGACTCATGAGTTCCTTCAAAACTTGTTCTATCAATTGGGGAAATTCCATATACTCTACGCCGATAAATAAAATCCTGTAAAACCCGATGGATACGCCGCATCTATCCACCCATATATAAGATTAACCGAAAATGTGTCACCCGCTTCAAGATTTGCTATTATAGACCCTGTGGTGTTTTTTGTGCTGTTAATACCACCAGTCACTGCGTTTGGCATCATTGATGGCTGATACCTGTTTCCATTCTTATAGAAACCCACCATCACATGGTACGCATTGTGAATACTTGACGTGAAGGCGTCGAACATGTAGTAACCCGTTATAGGCGCAGTAAATAAACCCGTTTCTGGGTTATACCCACCCCCTTTATTTAGCTCAACTATATTGAATTTTATAACAACTGGACCATTTGGACCAGTTCCAGCGGTGAAACCTTTCCCCTTATGAGCTACAGAGAACATTATGGGATTTGGTGCCAAAAAATTACGATTAAGTTTTAGGTGTGCCGTTTTGTCTATGTAGAATTTTTCGTCGTAGACATAGACACCACCCTGATCATAACCACCCAGCATGACATCTTGATACTGGTGACCACCGATGTATACTTTACCATCACCGGAAATACTCACAGAAGTGCCAAAACCATCATAATTTGTGACGCCGTGTGTTGCTACTGCGTGATGTTTTGTAGTCTGTGTCCAGACTCCGTTAGTTCGGTCAAAAATGTAGATAGCCCCGTTATCCGTTTGTGTATCATCATCACGGGGAGCTCCCACTAAAAGTCGGTCACCATTTTGGGAAAGAGCGACGTCGTGACCAAAGGCGTCACCTGAAGCGTTATCGGTAGATACAATTTTTTGTGTTTGGGTTGCTGACCACGCACCACCGGATTTAACATACACGTACACAGCACCCAAACCAGATTGACCGATGTTGACACCATCCGCGGATGATTGACCTACAGCTACAACCGTTCCATCCCCCGATATATCTATACCATACCCAAAGTGTTCATTAGCCGCTCCATCGGATGGATATATTTTTTGGGTTTGTGACCAGGTACCGTTCTGAGCCTTATCGAATATGTAGGCGGCACCCGCATCTCCCTGAGTAGATGATCCAGTGGGGTTGTCATGATGTGCAGCAGCGACTGCTAAGGTGGTTCCGTCATCGGATAGTGCGAGTTTATTACCAAATATTGTGCTTGCGAGTGTATCCGATTGGACTAGTTTCTGGGTTTGTATCCATGTACCCCCAACCTTCTCAAACATGTATACAGACCCCTGATCACCTGATCCACCAACGTCATCATACGGAGCACTAACCGCTATACAAGCACCATTTCCAGATATACACACACCCATACCGAAGTGATCATTTACGGCTGCGTCACTGGCTACAATTTTCTGAACTTGCGACCAAGTAGAACCACTTTTTTCAAAAATGTACGCTGAACCCGTATCTCCGGCTGTATCATCATCTCTAAAAGCTCCCACAACAAATACTGAACCATCTGTCGAAATACACAGAGCTTTTGTATAATCTTGGGTTTGTTCTCCACCAAATCTATCATTAGTGGCTGCGTCACTGGCGTATAATCTCTGAACTGGGTTCCATTCACCAAGAGAGTTTTGTGTAAATACATACACTGAACCAGCATTGGTGGTGGCTCCACTAGCGTCAAATAAAGTGGTTGCGGTTATAACTTTTCCATCACCGCTTATGGCGACATTATACCCAAGGCAGTCGGCGTGCGCGTCACTATAAAAAGTTGAGTATGGATACAGATGACTTATTTTCGTGTACGCGTTCGAACGATTTCCCACACTCAACTCCACAGAGTGGGCTGTGTTTGATGTGCTGGTCAACCTCAAGTCCCCCCTCACGTCAAGGGCCGCTAGGGGTGCATTCGTCCCGATCCCCACGTTGGAGGAGGTCACTAGGGAGGTCGTGGGGTTGGTGAACTGCACCGTTTGGGCGGTGGTGTTCCCAGACACCGTGGTGGATTGGAGGGTCGCCGCGGACTGGATATGGACCGACCCAACCGTTATGCCCTCGGCGTGAACGTTCCCTGAAACCCTGAGGGAAGCATTTGGAATTTCCAGAAAACCCTGATTGCCTTCGATGGACATTTAATATAGGGTAAGAAATGATTTACACGTTATTAAATGTGGGGGAGGGGACAAGTCCTATGGACTTGGCTGGACGGGCCAAACAGGGTTCTTGGGGTCCTCAGTGGTGGCTGGGAGGTCCCTTAGAGCCTGCATGTAGTCCAACCACTCTTGGGGGACGGGGGTGGAGGTTGTGAAGGCCTTGACGGCCACCCAATCCGCTGCTTGGAGGCGGTGGTCACGTTCCTGGCGGAGTTCCTTTAGGGGCTGGGCATCGATGAGTTCTTGGAGTTTGGCCTCGAAGGCCTCCTTTGGGGGCTTCTCATGACCGGGTGGAAATTGAATAGATTCCCAAGTTGTACCCCAAGCACTTCCACCCGGAATTGGATCTAAAATTTGTTGTACGAAGGTAAGTTGTTGTAATTCTTGGTCGTCCATATATACATTATGAAGACAAATAAAAACCATTAAATCCAGCATACTGACTGGCCGACATGAACATATTACCTGAAGTTAAACTGATTCCCATTGTGTCACTCGCATTCATGTATACGTTTAAAGAAGCCGATGCGGGGCTGTGAGAGCCGTCCACATTACTATGAACACGGATAGGGGTACCACCAGCTTTAACATAAGTGCCATTTAAAGTAAATATACCCTCTGTTTGGCTGTTGTGTGACATATGATAAAATGAAAAATGATAGAAACCTGCTATGGGTGCGGTGAAAAGACGAGTGCTTGGATTATACCCCCCACCTTTATTGTTCAATACATTGTTATACGGAATAAGTTGCGTAGCATTAATAGTAGTTCCAGTTGCGGCAGCTTGAAATATCACCGGACACCCCGCCCTGAGGTCCCCGGGGATTTCCACGATGTCCTCCTTGATGATTTGTTTGGTTTTGAGAACACCGTCGTAGTCGAAGACCTTCACTACTCCAGCTTCACTACCACCAGATCCGTCAACCCTTGGACCACCAACAACCAGCCTCGAACCATTGGATGACAAAGCCACGGCTGTGCCAAATAAACCACTGGGATCATTGCCATCTAGGTCCGCCCCAATTTGGGTCCAACTTCCGCCGATGTACTCAAAGACTCTCGCGTGACCGGCATTGGAACCACCGGCGTCATTTGTATGCCCACCCACCGCGAGACGAGAACCGTCTGGGGAGAGGGCAACTCCGACCCCAAACTCATCACCCGCCGCCTCACCGTCTATATCTGTACCAACCTGAACCCAAGCAGTCCCATTCCAATCGAAGACCCTCACGTGACCCGCATCGGTTCCAGTTGCATCATCCCTTCTAGCACTGACAGCCAGTCGTAACCCATCAGAAGACAGGCTTACTCCTCCTTTGAAACCCATCAGGTCACCTGCAGACTCACCATCGATGTCGTCACCAGCTTGAGTCCAAACACTTCCATCCCAATCGAAGACCCTTACATGGCCCGCGTCTGTACCACCACCGTCGTTGTTGTCGGCACCAATGGCCACGCGCGAGCCATTGGAGGATATAGCTGTCGACCCACCAAAACGATCCCCGGTTGCCTCTCCGTCAAGGGTGGAACCGAGTTGGACCCAAGTCGCCGAACCTTGGTGATATTCGTAAATCTTCACCTCACCCCGACTCGAATCGTGTCCCTTGGCACCCACCGCAATTCGGGTTTTATCACCACTTATAGAGACGTCGATACCAAACTGATCCCCCGATGCAGTTCCAGTTAGGTCCCCCCCCACCTGAACCCATGCACTACCACTCCAATCGTATACCTTAGTGTTTCCATTAGTGGTGGTAGGTGCTCCTACAACTAACCGTTTTCCGTCAGAGGATAGTGATATACCATATCCAAATTCCCCACTACCATCTATGTCCGTACCAGCTTGAATCCAAGTGCTTCCATTCCAATCAAACACTATCACACGACCAGCATTGCTGTTATGATGATACTCACCTAAAGCTATTCGCAAACCATCGGTGGATATAGCTACAGAATAACCCAAACGATCACTTGGAGTTTCGCCGAAGAAGTCCCCCCCAACTTGGGCCCAGGTATTACTCGGGTTCTCAGTGGTGTACTGGACGGAGAGGTTGGAGTCGCTGTAGATGTTCCCCACCAACCCGATGTCCCCCTTCACGTCCAACTTGGCTAGGGGGAGGTTCGTCCCCACACCAACGTTAGAGCTCACTGTATCCACGAAGAGATTGGCGGTGCCGACGGAGACGTTCGAGGAGGTCACTAGGGAGGTCGTGGGGTTGGTAAATTCAATTGTATAGGGGGTGGTGTTGCCTGTATTGCTGACTGATGCCAAAGTTTGGGGGGATTCAAATTCCACATTGCCTACTACGAAGGTTTGTCCAACCTCAATTCGGCTGATCCTCATTGTGGAATTTTTAACTTCCAAAATGTTGTCTGCTGTTTCAATAGACATTTAATATAGGGTAAGAAATGATTTACACGTTATTAAATGTGGGGGCTTGTGTTGTCTCAACACTTTTTTAAGCTGACTTTTTACACGTTGGGTCTACACTGTGCGCCTGTACCTGTAATTGTCTGTTGAACCACCAACTTTGAAACCCCAGAAAATATAATGACTAAGACTTACTGTACTATCACCATTCATACTGTTAACATTAAGATCAGTACGACCAGATACATCAATCTGGTCTCCTTCATCAAGTGTTAATATCATCGATTTCGACAACTCACTATAATTTTCACTAGAATTTCCTTGAGGTTGCATCAAATCTTGAATATACGTAAACGTTGATTCACCAACAGCTTTCTTTCTAAGCCCATTAATCATACTAGAATCTTGGTAAGTGTTTAAATGTAATCCAAAAACGTACTGTCCATCTGAAGGAGCAGTAAATACATTGTTCGCAAAACAATTGCCTATATTAATTTTAGTCACTTGAAAAGCATGCTGCGTATATGCAGCATATGTTGCGGATGTATTGTTATCAGCCCTAAAAGCAACTGTGGTACTAGGCGATTTAGTCAATTCCCACTCCTGATTAGGGGCTGCGAGGAACGCCTTAAACTTACCGTTTAAGTGGGTATCGGTGATCGCAGTTGCGCGGTCTATAATCGTGCCCACTGGGTATATAGCGCCCAGTATTCCCTCTGTCACGTTATTAGCAGTGAGAGTATTGGCGGTGATGCTATCTGCCTCTACACTATTCACCCTGATGACGGCATTCTTCACATTCAAAATGTTGTCGGGTGATTGTAAAGACATTTAATATAGGGTAAGAAATGATTTACACGTTATTAAATGTGGGGGGGACAAGTCCTATGGAC